CCCTCCTTATCAGTGCGCGGCCTGTTCGTCAGCATCACAACCACCACCGACAGCCCAGCCGCCACACCGGCACCGGCACCCAACATAGCAGCACCACCCGCCCCCGTCGCCGCCTGTGAGGCCGCACTCGCAGCACCCGCTGCCCCAGCTTCAAAAGCCATTTGTCTTGCTTTCATAGTAGGTCTGCACCATGGTTGAAGGCTTGTCTAAGCCAGCATCTTCAATCATTCGCTTTGCCGTACCTGCCTCGCTTCTGATCTTGGGTTTTGGTTGGCATGGGTTAGATGCCAAACAGCGTCTTTGCGACCGGCGCAACCGCTTGCGATGCGATCAGCCCATTGGCAAGATCGTTGTAGTGATTGCCGTCTGGCGTGTACGCCGCTTTGATTGCAGCAATTGGCGTCACTCCATCAGTCACAACTGCGTCGAGGTCGATATAGGATCGACCGCTTGCACGGATCATCGCGTTTCCGTAGAGGCGCACAGCCTCGTTGGTAGACGATGCGCCGAACCAGTTAACGGCTGGCCCAACCGTGCTAAACGTGACGACGGTGCCTTTGGCCTCAAATTGTTCTGCCAGCGCGAAAGCCGTTTGTAGATCAGTTTGGATTGCAGCCTCAGAAGCAGAGTTTGCGGAGAATGGCTGCAAGATCAGCCAATCAGGCACCCCCGAACCATCTGCAAGTACCTGGGACAAATAGCCCATGTAGTACGCTCCAGACTTGCCAGCAAAGCCCATGTTCAGACAACTTACTGGAAGGGTGGACGCTACTCGTGAATCGGCCCATTGGTTGAGCCAGTTGTTGCTAAACGCAGTCGTGCCCTGACCGCCGCGCGTGCTGTCGCCAACGTTAAGGACTGTTAGGCCATTAACCGAGTCCAATACCTCAAACTGCAACGATGGGCTGAAGAACGCTCCGCCTGACCCTGTTGTGGCACCAGTCATCCCGTTTTGGTTTGTCGTGACGAAATCCCCAATCTTCCAGCAACGTCGTGATTTTTGACGGGTAGATCCTGCTGACAGGACGGTCTCCCACTCCTCAAACTTCTGTGCAGCGTTTCTGACAAGGCCGCGACCTGTCCCGGTTGATAGCTTCATGCCGACATACAGGTATGAGCCATAGCCGCCATCAGTTGCGGGAGGAAAGTCAACCAGCATCCACGGCGTCCATGCAATGCCGTACTTTCCGCTTGTTGCCACGCTTGCGTCAGCGGCAGGCACCGCTACCCCGGAACTGGTTGTCCATGTAGGGCTCGCGCCAGCAGCGTTTACCGGGTTGTCGTCAGCAAACGAACGACCACCAGCAACAGCAGTTGCCATCGTCCCAGCCCAAGCGCTTGTCGTGTCGTTTTCGTATTTGACGCGGACGAACTTTTTGCCCTGGAAAGGCACCGCCTCGATCCACCGAAACGACGTTGTGTCAAACGTGCCTAATGCCGGTGCGTTCATGAGGCGCTGGCTGTATCGTTTGGATTTACAGCCAAAGATATAGCCACCACCAGACTGCGAGCCCATCACAGCCGCCCGGCTCGCATCGTCCAGCGATCCACTGCGAGCCATGAGCGGCACGGCTTGGTTGATGCCATAGCTCGCCGATCCTGTCACAGCGCGAACGATCAGCTTGGCGTTGGCTGCGTAAGGGCCAAACTCCTTCGTTTCAGCCGTCACGTTGGTGGTGCCTGCGGGGGCGCCGTAAACCGCCTCAACTGTTGCAACACCACCCGTGCTGACGCGGTACACATCGCCAGGGGTAAGGATCAGTTCGGCTCGGTTGCCTTGGGAAATATCGGCCATGCCTTGGCTCCATCAACTTAGCTATCAATGTCAATGGATGCTAGGGAGCCATAAAAAAGCCCGCGCTATGCGGGCTCGTTCACACGACCATGAATACCGTAGGTGCTCGTGGGTCAGGTCCGACAATTTCCGAAACGGTCCCTGCCGTGTCCAGGCTGGACAACGAGACTCGCAACGAGGAAAGATCACCATCCACGTTCTTGAACGAGCGTGATGCACCGGACGCAGCCCCTTGGCTTTGAATCCTGCGAGGCGCACCAGCAGCGGCGACAAGTGCCACCGCCAAGCACTGAATCATGACCTTGTCAGGATCACTGTACCCAGCCTCAGTCATTGCAGCTTCGGCCTGCTGAACCTTTGCGATGGCCGCATCAACCACAAAAGCAGGCAGGCTGATTCCAAGCGCCTGGTCAAGGTACTGGGAAGCCTGCGTGCTCGTGATCATTACTTGGCCTTGCCTTTGGTCTTGGCGGGTTGCTCAACCACGACCACGTCGCCAGCTTCTGCGACTGCCGCCGCAACCTCATCAGAGGTGGCGTCAACACCCTCATCGACATTGGCGACAAACTCGACCTTATCGAACGAGACGGTCACCTCTGTGTCATCAGAGACTTCAGAGCACTTACCAACAAAGGCGGGGCTGATGTGCTCAACCACGACCACGTCGCCAACCTTGGCCCCTGCGGGCCAAGGCGCCTTCAGTACGTCAATTCGCACTTTCATGGCGACCACCTCATCAAGCGGAGGTGATATGAGCGATTTGCGCACGACCGTCGAAGTCAGCCTTCAACTGCGGAGCAGCCATCGCAATCACGCCAAATGCATAGTCATCCTCTGCGTTGTGACGAGCCTTCGGACGAGTGACCAAAGGCATTGCCGACAAGATGGTGCCCCACTCGCCAGTTTGCAGGCCTGCCACGCCGATGATTTCGTTTGCTGGCACCTTCGATGCCGGGACGATTTCAGCAACCTGCGCGATCTCTTGCAGGCGCTGCAAGATGGTCTTTGGATAGCCTGCAACGAACTCGTTGATCGAGGCATACAGCCAGTCACCGTAGTTCAGGAACACGGTAGCCTTGCCGTAAGCGTTGTCACCGATCAACTGGTTGAACATGCTTTGGAAAGCAGCCAGCCATTGAGCACCGGTGGCAGACGTCAGGGTCAAGCCGTGGGTAGCGGTGTTGCGCTGCGGGAAGTTGCGCAGACCGTAAATCGTTTGGCCGCCGACCACAGCAGATGACAATCCGTTCAGGGCCATGTCTTCCAGCTTTTCAGCAACCTTACGCTGAGCGTTGCCGATGGTGGCGGTGTCCAGCGAGTTAGGCGACTTGCGCAACACTTCCATCTGACGCCAACCGAAACGGGCTTCAGATGTCAGAACGGGCACTGGAGTGCCAACGTACTTGATGTTGGCTTGATCAGCCTTGCCGGTGCTGCGCCCATCCATCGAAACGTTCACTTCGTTGGAGTCGCTCACCTGGCCGTAGTAGCTGACCAGATCACCGACACCCACCGGGGTGGTATCAGCCGCAGCCAGACGGTTGAACACGTTCAGCACGTCGCGCTGAATCATTGCCCCACGCGAGTCGATACGGCGCCATGCGTCGACAGGCACGGCAATCGAGTTGCCAACCAGTTCGGCTGCCAAAGCGGCCTGTGTGCGGTTGAATGCTTCGCGGGCCTGATTGACAGCCTGCTCTTGCTCTTGGGTAAAACGTAGCATGCGGGCCTCCTATCAAGCCTTGGTATAGAACGGGGCGATGATCACGTCGCCCAAATCGCCTGCCGACTTCGCGCCGGTTGCGCCGTCGTAGTACGCGACCACAACGTTGCCGGACGCCGCAGCGGCCAGACGACCGGATGCGCCAACAGTCAATTCCTGGCCATTGGTGTAGGTCGCTGCAGCCAACGCGGCTTGGTACTCTTGACCAGGCTCAACGATGTAGGCCACGCCGGTATCGCCGGATGCGTAAGCGGTGAGCAACGGGTCGTTTGAGTTGGCAAAGTCGGTGCCGTAGAAATCACGGTTTGCCAACAGAGCCAAACGACCACCAGAAACCGCAGTAGCCTGCGAAAACTGGGTTGCGTTGACGGTCACGAATGTGGCGGGCAACAAGGCACCGTTCACGGTTCGATTGGACAGGGCCTTTGGCTGACGATCAGCGGGGCCTCGGTAGACACGATTAGGCATTTAGGCCTCCTTCTTTTCGTCAATCAAAGAGTTGAGCGAGTAGTCGGAGAACTCCGACTGCTTGCCGGGATTGGCGCCACCAACAGTGATGGGGGCGGCGTGCGCGTTGGCCTTCAGTTCCTTGAGGCGATCAGCGCCCAGCTTCTTCAGGTCATCAACGGAGAGGACGCTATTGACGGCCAGCTCAGCAGCCAGCGCCGCCACTTCAGCCTCTTGGACTGCGCGGGCGTTGGCCTCGAATGTGGCGATCTGCGTGTTCGCAGCGTTGAGCTTGTCTTGCACTGGTTGCGCCACCATTGCGTTGTACGCGGTCAGCAACTGGGATTCGTCCAGGCCTTCCGTCTTAATGCCGGCTGCATTGAGCGCGGCGAGGATCTTTTCTTTCACGGTGTCCACCTCGTTGCTGTTGGTGACTGGTTCGTACTCGACCTTGCGGACCACTTCCACAGGTTGCCCAACCAATGCTACGGAGCCGCCAGAATCAACAAGGTAGTCCTGTTGATACAAGCGGTCATCGCTGCCCATGTAGATGCAGTACTTGGCGAACACCTCACGAGGCCATGAGCCTTCAGGCAGCACTGAGCGCAGCCCTTCGTAGATCTGATCGAACGACAAATCCGAGTTGCCAAGCAACTTGCGAATCCAGCCAGTGACGCCCTCAAAACGACGGTCAATCGCCTGCTCGTTGACCTCGACCGTCTCGACCTCGACCTCTTGGCCGTCGGCGTTCAGGAACATGCCGACACCTTGGTCTGGTGTGCCTGCGCCCTTTTCGTTGAGCAAGATCGCCAAATGGTCGTACTGGATGCCGGTTGCAATGCGGCTGTACCTCTTGCCGCCGCTCTCACCGTTGGCCGTCAGCATCTTGCACCACAGCCCGGTGCTAACGTTGATCGGGTCGGCGTTGTTGCCTGTAATGGCCGCGTCCAGTCGCTCGATCAGCTTCGCACCGTCAGGGTGGGCCTTGGCCTGCGCTTCGTTGACGACGATGTCCACCAGAGTGCGGCCACCTTCGTGACGTGCATTGGTGCAGATGCTGCCAATGTAGGCACTTAGCAGCGCCTCGCCATTCAAAGCAGAAATGGCCCGGCCTTTGCTGTCTCGTGGATGCCCTGCCGGGGCTGGCCGATCATTGAGACTGGCAGCGCTCGCCTTGAGTTCCTCAGCAGGATAGAGCGCCGAGTTCATGACGATCCCATCGACAGCGCCGCACACGTCTTTGATCGTGTAGAGGTTGCCGCTCTTGGAAACGTTCGCGGCATTGACTGCCGACAGGATGTGAATGCGGGTCTTCTTCATGCTTTCGCATGCTAGGGAGCCGCGTCTTTCTCCCATGCGTCACGCTCGGCCTTCATAGACCGCTTGAGCGCATCACTCAAGATCGGCTTGCCGTCTTTGTCCATCAAGCATTCAGTGGTTGCGCAATGGCAGCGGAAACGATGCCCGCCTGTGCTGTAGAACTTGCGAACTTCTTCTGAGGTGTAGACCTTGCCATTGCGCGAGGCGTGGCTCGCCCTGGTCGAAGGCAACAGCGCAGACGTCCACAGCAGCCCAATGTTCAAGCCATATTCCTCGGTGGCGTAATCGGCCTCTGCCCATCTGGCTTCACGAAGCGTTTCCGTGATGTCGGTTTGCGCGTAGAGCATCGCCCGCGATTTGCTCACGTCCAACGATTCGGCAATGGCCTTGCGTGCTGCCTTTGGACTCTGCCCGTCAACCACGGCACGGCCAATGATCTGCGACAGGTCCGAACGTGATCGCTCGCCCAACGCTTTCCAAGAATCGTAGCTCTTGATCTGAGCCACAGCAACCCGGCTTTTATAGGCGTCTGAATAGACAACGGCCTGCAATGACCTGGCTGCCGCGTAAGAAGGCGCCAAGCCACTCAAGTTCGCAACCGTTTGCGCCGCGCCAAGGTGTGCAGCCTCGGCACTGAATGGTGCCCACCAGAACCGGTAGGCAGTCTTTTCGCCTTCGCTGATCCACCGATCAACAGCCTCACCAAGAGCGGTCGACACGGCGGCCAACTCATCAGGCGTTAGCCCGTACATGACCTGGGTGGCATCCTTGAGGCCATACACACGGATCTTGTCGAACACTGCAAGCACGTCAGCCAGAAGGCCTGCAAAACGCCGATTGATCTCCGCCACGGCGCGCCGAATCAGGCCAGCCGACCCGGTGCGGTCCTTCTTGCTGCCTGGGATGATCGGGTTTTTGGTGCGAGTTTTCACGGCTGATCGTCAGCAAAGGGGTCGCCCTCAGCCAGATCGACCTCGGCCACCTCTTCATAGCCAGCCGCCTTGCGTAACTCGTTGATGTCAAAGAGCGGCTGGCCCAAACCAGCGCTGAACGCCTTTTGCATCGCCTCGGCCATCTTGTTGAGGTTGTCCAGCTTCTTTTCGTCCGATGGGGCTGCGATGTCTGGCCATTCGACTTCAAACTCACCGTCTTCGATTACGCCGCACGCCTGCATGCGCTGAACGAACTCTTCTATCATCGGCGTCAGTTCGTTCTCTTGCCGCCCCTTGTAGCGAGCAATGGCGTCTTCCTTGTCCTCGTTGGAGGCAAGGCGCCCGGTCTGCTGCCCAAACAGGACCGTGAATGGCAAGCGCACAGACGCGGCAAACAGGTTCGCGGCCACCTCGAACGATGGCTTTGGGTCTGACGTCTGGGTTTGCAGCGTGCTGGCCTTGCCGCCCTGCAACACAATGGACGAGTCCTGATTGCGGTTCAAGGCCTTGGTCTGATCCTCGTGCACCTCTCGCACGGTCTTGGTCGTTCCAGTCGCATCAGCCTGAACAATGGCCTGAACAGATGCGTTCGGCTCGTACTCAAAAACGATGGTTCGCGCCGAATTCTTGAGGAAGGATTCGCCAGACCCGCCGCTGATCTTTTCCAGATCAACCAACTGGTTGAACCCTGCGCGAAGCAATGGAACGCCTTCGAACATGTCACCCACCGAACCCTCGGCCAGGATTTGAACCCGGCTCGGGTGGACGTCCGCCCACTCGTCCGGCTTGCCCTGATTGTCAGTCGCGCTAAGGTCGCGGCGGCGATACTGGAACATGGCTGGCTTGCCGTAATGCTCCGCGTCTGATGGGTCGTTGTGCCACTTCGTGACCTTCAACTGGCCCTCCCAGACTGGCACGATGTCAACCAGCTTGGTAGCCCGGTCCAACGGCTGATTCAGCGGCTTGTTGTCTGCGACACGGTAGATCAGGCCAGCATATCGGCCCACCATGTTGCGCCGATCAAGCTCTTTCAGCTTGGCCCATCCGCGAATGGACTTGATGACCTGGGACACCTTGCGTTCCCACGGCGTTTCATTGTCCTGCCAAGGAGACTTGATGCGCGGCGTCTTTTGCCAGCATCCATCCACCAATCGATGAACGGCACCAAAGCCTGCGCCAGATCGCTCGTAGGCCCGGTACATCTGCTCAAAGCCAACCGTCTCAGGCCAGCCGTATTGCATCCATGCACCCGGACGTTTTGCATCAAGCCCAAGAAAGAACGACGCCAACTCTTCACGAGAGCGGATCACGTCACCGGATGAGGCGTTGTTGGTCATGGCATTCATGCCGCCATGCTAGGGAGCCTACTCGCCGATTGATTTCTCGCAGTGGTCCGGATCGATCTTGTCCAGCAACTTGCAAAGGACGCAGCCCCATCGGTCCCCACGCCTCGCGGCGCGGCCTGCCCTGCTGCTGATCGTCTCGTCCTCTGATCCGCCAAACGCTGCGTTTGCGGCCTGGTCGTGAGCAAGCATCACGCGCCAGAAACGACGCGGAGAAAACAGCAGGTACAGCAGGCCAAGGCACAACGACACCAGCGCGGCCACCGATGCCACAACCCATAGCGCCAAGCCAATGATCAGGTTCATAGGGCGTCCAGTTCCTCTCTTGTTGCTGCCTGCTCGATCTGCTGGCGCTTAGCTCGCGCAACCGCATGCGCCTGAGCAATGTTTGCGCCCAACGCATTGGCCACGCCAATCATGTCTGAGGCAGACAGGCTGACACTGCTGTTATCGGCCAATGTCCAGTCAATGGCCCAATCAGCATCACCTGCGATGATGGCCGCTTGTGCGCCCATCACAGCCAGATTGATGCGACGTTGCGCCGACTCGTCACCGTCAAAAACATGGCCACCCCACACAAACGATCCAAACTCACCAGAGTTTCGTGTCGCTTTTGCTTTGAGCCATGCTGTTATTTTTATTTCATCTGTCGTTCTTGCATCAATCCAATTCATGGATATGTTTGACCATGATGAAAACGAATTTGGCCTTTGAGCAATACGTGCCAACTGATCGCTTGTATATCGACACGGCACGCCATTTTTTATATAAAACTCATCTTCCTTAAATATGCCAGCCACAATAATTCCACCTGGGAATTGCTGCATGCTGAAATCACATTCAAAACAGCTACCAAAACCTATAATTGACAATGTTTCTTCAGAAAAAATAGTGTATTCAATTTTCATTTAAACCCTCAACTCGAATACGCACATTTGAGTGTATGCGAAAACTTTTATTATGTAGTTCACAAGATTACCCGTTGATGGGTCTCTGCTTGTAACTGAAACATATGCGTCAATTCGGTAGGTTCCTGCCGGTACGCTTGGAAGCATCCCGCTAACACTTAGAGCAACAGTAAACCCGCCACCAGACGGGTCGTTCATTATTCTTGATTCATCTGCATAAGTACCAACGCTTGAATGCGTAATGCCAGTTGATACATCTACAGCCTTCAGGTTTACGAAACTTTTAATTATTCTGTTGGCTGTTGCAGAAAGAAAAACATGCAGCCCGCCAGATATGGAAACCACAATAGGCATACCTATTGTGGAAATTACCGGCCCAGAAACCGTACCCGTAGCAGAACTTACGGCTGAGCCAAGAGGCATAATTGTCGTCCTAG